ATGGAGGCTACAATTATAAAGAAAGACGGGAAGGCTACCATGGACAAGGATTTCAACTTCATGTTGAGCCTTCTCCGTAATGGTGAATACACTCTAACCATCAAGAGAAAGACCAAGCTCAGAACACTCGATCAGAACGCACTGATGTGGATGTGGTTCAGGTGTGTGGGATGTGCCTTGCGTGAGTTCACCGGTGAAGCATACTGGAGTACAAAGGAAGGAGTGGAAACAATACATGACCTGTACTGCAAGAAGTTCCTGACAAAAATGGTCATAACGCCGAAAGGTGAGAGAACGGAACTTGCAAGAGGTACTAAGGGGTTGAGTACAATGGAAATGTCACATTTCCTGGATGCTGTAAAGGCTGATATAATGACAGAATACGGAATACAGCTACCATTACCGACAGACCAATATTATTCGGCATTTGCAGCCGAGTACGAAAACAAATATTAATATGGCAATAATTAAAGATTACGAACCGGCAGAATTGAAATTCGTTCTTCCGGAAGCAGTTCGGGAACAATTTCCTCTGAAGCTGCAATTTGAGAAAGCAGAAAGTGAAAAAGACATTCTGAAGGCTGTTAATGAGCACTTCAATGCGTTGTTTCCTGAAAATGAGAGAACGCTTCGTTACATGGATGACGTGGAGAAATCGGACCTTCGTGGGAAATACTGCAAGTTGGTAGAGCAGGAGCTTCCTGAAGCTGAGAATGCTTTGTTGAACGCTAAGGAGGAAGCCAAACGTATCAAGACGGATGCAGAGGAAAGACTAAATTCACTGAGTAAGCAGATTAAGGACTATGCCGCCAAAGTTCAGGAAGGTACAGAGGAAAAGCAGCTGCCTGCTACCAAGACATTCCGTATAGCCTTGAATGGATATTTCCTGTATTATTCCATTCTCAACGGTGAGGTTGTACTTGCAAAAGCTGATAAAATTCCTTCCTATGACAAATCATCATTATGGGCACAAGAGGATAAAAACAGAGTTGCAATGATGGAACTGTTTGGCTTGGATTTTCCTGCTCCTGAAAAACCTTCAGATGAAGAGTTTGATAAGGAACACGACTTGATTCCTGATGATGAAAGTGATGTCATGGGAGAAGAAGAATTCAACGAAGCTGTAGGAGATGAGTAGATTACAGCATAAGCGTGGCCGCAAGTCCAATTATGTGCATTCTCTTAACAGTCCATATTGGGAAAAGGTTGCAAGGAATGTTAGGTTAAGAGATAATCATAAATGCAGGATATGCGGCTCGCGCTATCCTTTGGAAGTGCATCACAAACGATATAATGTCAATGGTGTTTCAATTGTTGGAAAGGAACTTGAGCATCTTGATTGCCTTGTTACATTGTGCGCTTCCTGTCACGAAAAAGTTCATAAAGGAATAATCAGTATATGAAATTTCAATTAAGAGATTATCAGCAGAATGCCAGTAACGCCGCAATAGCTCATTATCGGCTGAAAGGAGGTAAGAATTATCTTATGATATTGCCTACTGGTGCAGGGAAAAGCCTCATCATTGCTGACATCGCAGCAAGGCTCAATGAACCTTTACTGGTTTTTCAGCCTAATAAGGAAATTTTGGAACAGAACTTCGCAAAGTTGCAGACATACGGAATCATTGATGCTGGGTGCTATTCTGCTTCTGTTGGAAGAAAAGACATAAACAGGATAACATTCGCAACGATTGGTAGTGTATACAATCATATGTCTGATTTCAGGCATTTCAAATATGTGCTTATTGATGAATGTCACTTGGTAAATGCCAAGGAGGGTATGTATGCTGACTTCTTCGCTGATGCGGAAAGGCGTGTTATAGGTCTTACGGCTACTCCGTACAGATTGTGCAATACGATGAATGGAGCCATGCTGAAGTTTCTTACACGTACACGTCCGAGGGTTTTCAGTGACGTAATCTACTATTGTCAGGTCAGTGATTTGCTTGCCAGGGGATTTCTTACCAAGTTGAAATATTACGACTTGACAAAGATAGAGCTTGTGAATGTCAGTAGAAATTCTACCGGTGCTGACTTTGACGATAAGAGTCTTTCCAAAGAGTTTGAAAGGGTTGATCTTTATGGTTATCTAATCAGTATGGTAAGAAGGCTTCTGAGACCGAAAAGCGGAATACCAAGGCGTGGAATACTTGTATTCACAAGGTTTGTGAAGGAAGCTGAAATGCTGACGCATGAAATCCCTGATAGTGCAGTCGTAAGTGGAACAACTCCTAAAAAAGAACGTGAGAAAATATTATCCGACTTCAAGGCAGGTAAGATAAAAGTTGTTGCCAATTGCGGGGTACTTACTACCGGATTTGATTATCCTGAACTTGACACGATTGTTCTTTGCCGTCCTACAATGTCCTTGTCGCTCTATTATCAGATGATAGGACGTGTAATCAGACCATATCCAGGGAAAGAGGGATGGGTTATTGACCTGTGCGGTAACTTAAAGACATTCGGCAAAGTTGAAGAACTTAGAGTCGAGCAGCCAAAGAAAGGTGAGTGGATGATTAAGACAAACGGAAAACAATTAACCAATGTAATACTATAGCTTATGTATGTGATAAGAGGACAGATACCAAGTAAGAGTAACTGTTATAAGATAGTTAATGTCGGCGGTCATGCAAAGCTGGCCAAACAGAAGGTTCTTACTGAATATGAAAAGAATTTCTATATCCAGTGTCCGGAACGTGGTAGGATGGTCAAGGGATATTTCAAGCTTAAAGCAAAGATATATTATTCAAGTAACCGACCGGATCTGGACAATTCTCTTAAGATTCTTCTTGATTGCCTGCAGCAGACCAAGACGATTGATAATGACAGATATTGTGTTCAAATAGACATTCAGAAGTTCATCGACAAGAAGGAACCACGTATCGAATATGAGGTAACTCCGATTGAGTTCTGAAGGAGGTACTTATGGCCAGACCAAATAAACAGGGATTTCCTGCATGGAATCCTACAAATAAGACATTATCAATGCTTTCTAATATTTCAGAAAAAGTTAGATATAAAGCATTGAGAAATTCTTCAAGTGCATTTATAAATAGAAAAGACGTTAGAGATGCTATTTTCTCAAGGGATAATAATAAATGTATTATCTGTGGATCAACCGATAATTTGCAAATAGACCATATACATTCTGTATATTCTGTTATTAAAGGACAGTATCCATTGGAAAGATTAAATTCAGAAGAAAATCTGAGAACGCTGTGTAATCATTGTAACGCATCAAAAATACCTTAAATATGGGAAGAAATAAGAAGATTGGTCTTGATTATTTCCCTTTTGATATTGATTTCTTTCAAGATTTGAGAATCAGAAAACTAATCAAATACCAGGGTGGCAAGGCTGTTACTGTATATGCTCTCCTGCTATGTAACATCTACAAACAAGGGTATTACATGAGGTGGGATGAAGAGTTGCCTTTCTTTGTATCGGAACAAACGGGCTTTGAAGAGGCGTACATACGTGAGGTCATTAAATGCTGCTTGGTAATCGGGTTATTTTCTAAGGAATTGTATGATTCTGAAAAAATATTGACGTCAAAAGGAATACAAGAAAGGTACCAGAAGATATGCGATTTATGTAGAAGAAATAATGAAATTTACGAATATAACATCATTTCTTCTGAAGATATATCTTTTTCTTCTGAAGAAAAGCCTGTTTCTTCCGCAAAAAGTACACAAAGTAAAGTAAAGAAGAGTAAAGTAAAGAAAAGTAAAGAAAAAAAGAAAGAAATATCTCCTGAAGGAGATTCAAAGAAAGCCGAACTTTCTTCGCAGCCTCATCCACAGGTTGAACATGTTGATTTTGTCAAACTGCAGGAATACTTTAATACAACATTTCGTGGTAAATTGTCAATGGTAGTGAGCATGACCGAAGCAAGACGAAAGGCTGTCAAAGCCAGAATAGCCCAGTACAATAAAGAAACTGTGTTCATCGTATTGAAGAAAGTAGCTGCAAGCTCTTTCCTGTTAGGGGGTAATGACAGAAACTGGAAGTGTGACTTTGACTGGATATTCAAGGCTTCAAACTTTACAAAAATTCTGGAGGGTAATTATGACGAAAAACGAAATAGCAATACTGCAAGCGGCAGAAAAGAATCAGTTAGCCGTCTTACAGACCTCGCCGAAGCAATACTTGCAGGCACTGAGACCTAAGAGTGTTGATGATGTCTTTGCCTCATCTGAACCGGCGTTAGGTATGATCGCCAAAGAACTTGGAGAAAACCAAGCACGTGCAGTTGTGGTCATTCTGATTTCAGAGATTGTAGATTTCTTCAATTCTTCTAACACGATGAACGACTCACAGGTTGCTACGACTACAGACCTTATCATTGAGGAATATCCGTACTTCAAGATTGACGATTTGAAGCTGTGTTTCCGAAACGCGATGAAAGGTCGCTATGGAGAGATATACAACAGGCTGGACGGCTCCGTAATTATGAACTGGCTGAAGCAGTACAATCAGGAACGATGTGCCAAAGCTGATATTGCATCCTACAATGAGTATAAAGAACATATCGGAGAAGAAAATACAGGTCTATTCTACGATGATTACCGTAATCAACTGAAAGAATTGGCTTCACAAGGCAATACAGACGCTCAGGAAGCACTTCGCAGGTCAAATGAAGTATTACACTTCATGAAGAAGAGAAGTCTGGAAAAACAAAAGAAACAGCTTGAGGAATATGAACAAAAACTTGCTGGCAAAAGAGTTTGAGATAAAATTCAACAAGAAAGGTATGCTAAGGAAGGAATACATCTGCGAAAAATTCGGATGGAAGCACGTGCATCTTACTGTTAATGGTCATTGCCTCGTCCGAGTCAAATATACAGACTTAGAAGTATTCGAAGAAACAGCAAAAAGGCATTTTTTCTCAATCATTAAAAGGCTGTAAAATGGTGAAGTTTCTGTTTGCTTAACTTGAATTATTAATTTAATTTTACTGATGTAAAATAATAAAAGTCAAACATTTATGATTGAAGTAATGAATATTCCGGTGACGCAGATATGTCCATCACCGAGAAATCCTCGTAAAACATTCGATGAGTCAGCAATAGAGGAACTGGCAAAAAACATAGAAAAACAGGGGCTTTTACAGCCGATTACTGTAAGATTGAAAAGTAAAGGCTATGAAGAGATTGATGAGGATACCGCAGAAGTTGTCATCATAGAGCCTCAGTATGAAATTGTATGCGGTGAGAGACGTTTCAGGGCGTATAAAAAGATAGGTTCAAGGCTTAATGGATATAATGAGATACCATGTATTATCCGTGACATGAGTGATGATGAAGCATTCGAAGCCATGATTACTGAGAACCTGCAACGTCAGGATGTAGATCCTGTAGAAGAAGCTCTTGCATTTTCCCTGCTTGCCGAAAACGGAAAGAGTGTTGATGATATCGCAGCGAAATTCGGGAAGTCTAATCGATTCGTCCTTGACAGAATCAAGTTGAACGCTCTTATACCTGAATTGAAGGAACTCATTAAGAGTGATGATCTTCCTCTGTCCGGAGCAATGATTCTTTCCAAGTTGAGCGAGAAGGACCAGAAAGGGTATTATAAAAATTACCATAAAGGTTCTTCTGTCAATGAAATTAAGAGATTTGTTGATAATAAATTCGGTATAATAACCTCATGTCAGTTCTTTAATGAAGACGGTTTCAGTTCTTCATATCCAAAATGTGCTGATTGTGTGAATAACACAGCTAATTACAGCTGTCTGTTTTATGAGATGAAGGGCAAGGAGCAGAAATGTACGAACCCTGAATGTCTAAGGAAGAAAGAGAGCGATTATATATTCTACAAGATAATGCAGCAAGCTGACATTCTGGTTAAAGACGGTGAAACATTGGATTTTGGCAAGTCAGTTGTCATATATTCTGCTCCAGAGCCATATTGGAATGACGAGTTGAAGAAAAAGAGCAATGAATTTCTCAAGAGGGTTAAGAATGCTGGTTTTGCTGTTGTTGATCCTCATGATGTATTCGATTCTGAATGTTTCTACAAGGAAAATGACGAAAGAATAACCAAAATGCTTTCGGAAAATAAGATATACAGATGCATATCGTTCAATAACGGATATGGTAAGCCATATTATTCAGTCAAGTTCTATTACGTTAAAAAACATACAGCAACGGGTACATGTGCGGCTGTAGATGTTAGAAGTGCCGAGATTGATAAAATCAAATCCCAGATGAAACGGAATAAGGAGATTGCTGTCGAAAATGCCGCCAAGACAATGAGGGAATGGGCGCAAAGCAAGAAGTCGTACCCGGCAAAATCCTCGGAACTTAGCTTGAATGAAAGGGTAGTGTTCGATGTTATGGTTCTTAGAGGATGTAGCAGTGAATATCTTGAAAGTATCGGAATAAAAAAGCATGATGTTAACGATAAAGGCTGGATTGAATACGTGAAGAACAACCAGTCAGAGAGAATGCACTGGTATCGTGAATTCATCCGTGAGAATCTTACAAGTAACGATGTGAATTTCTACGATTATATGAGGAGATGCCAGATCATGATATTCTCTGAGCAATACCCGGATGAATTTTCGAAAATGAACAAGAAAATCCTTGATTCATATTCGAAGAAGGAAACTTCTTTAAAAGGCAAATTGGATGAACTTGAGAAAGCCTGACAGCTTTCTCTTTACATAATATTGCTATGGAAAAAATAAATGCCCCTTAAAGTAATCCTATGTGATTATCAATGTAGTTCGATAACAATAACTTAGAATTATGATTACACTTAACAGACTTGCAAAAAGATGTTTTGATATAGCGTTAAAGCGAAAAAAAATGACAGAAACGACTTCTCCTAAAGCTGTTGTACTGGCCATATCCTCAGAATGGAGGGAACTGGCTGAAGCAGGTAAGGAGCGAAGCAATCATATCCCATCCTGGAGTGAGCGCGAGGAAGAAGCCGCAGATGTTATAATAGCTACGCTTACATACCTCGAAAAGATAGGGTGCAACGACATCGAACAGCTATTGAAGGATAAGGTGGAGTTTAATTCCTATCGTACAGACTAAGTGTGTTACCGGCTATCGTGTGATGTTGATTATGTGTTGTTGATTTATTAATAGTTGGTATATGACAGATTTTGATTTTAAGACAATCCAGATTAGTCTGCTGGATTTCAATAAAGGTCAGCTTGATGGCCTTCCGAAAAAATCCTCGGTTCTTCAGGGATTACCGTTATGATGCAATGAAGAAAAGTATCGAGGATAGTCCTGAGATGCTTAATCTTCGGGAACTTATCGTATTTCCTTTGGGAGAAAGATTCATAGTAGTGTGTGGAAATCTACGACTTAGGGCCTGCAAGGAACTCGGATACAAGGAGCTGCCTTGTAAGGTCCTGAGCCCTGATACTCCTGTGAAGAAGTTGCGTGAGTACGCGACTAAGGACAACGTATCATTCGGCGAGAACGATATGGATGTAATGATGAACGACTGGGATAAGTCTGAGCTTCAGGACTGGGGAATAGAGTTTGCTCCGGAGCCTGAAAAGGACGAATTCAAGGAGCGTTTCGAAGCCATAACGGATGAAACCGCCGTCTATCCATTAATTCCCAAGTATGATGAGAAATATGAGCTATTTATCATCATGTCTGCCAATGAGGTGGATAGCAACTGGCTGCGTGAGGCACTAGACATGCAGCACATGCAGAGTTACAAGACCGGGAAAGTTAGCAAGAGCAATGTTGTCGATATAAAGGATGTACGCCATGCAATTGAGAATCGTAATACCAAGTCATAAGAGACATGACAGGGTCTTTGCAAAAAAACTTGTGAACGATCCTATAATCTGCGTTGCAGAGAGTCAGGCGGACCTGTACCGCCAGTTCAATCCAGACTGTGAGATAGTCACCCATCCTGACGATGTTGTTGGTCTTATCCCCAAACGTAACTGGATGGCTAAGCATTTCAGGAACCTGTTCATGCTGGATGATGATGTTCACGCCTGCAAATCTATCTGTGTAGAGAAAGGCGAACCATCAAGGATTAAAGATAAGAACGAGATAACTCGTATCATATTCAACCTTGCCGAAATTGCTGAGATGCTGGATGTTCATCTGTTCGGGTTTACTGCACGCATATCTCCTGTCATGTATGATGAAACCGGCTTTCTGTCACTTTCTAAAATGATTACCGGATGCTCATACGGTGTGTTCTACAACAAGAATACATGGTGGAATGAGGAACTCAGGCTTAAGGAGGATTTTTGGATTTCCTGTTACATGAAGTACAAGGAAAGAAGAATACTTACTGACCTAAGATACAACTTCGAGCAAAAATCCACATTCGTCAACTCCGGAGGACTGGCAGCCTTCAGGAATCAGGCTGAGGAACAACGATCCATCATGTTAATCAAGAAACATTTCGGTGACAGTATCAACTTAAAAGGTTCAACCAATAACGGGAAAGATAAGACAAAACAGCTTGTTCAGTACAATATAACATGCAAGTTTAGGTACTGAAAAAAGGCGTAAAAATGGCGAAGTTTCTGTTTGCTAAACTTGTCATTCTGATTTAACTTTACTGATGTAAAACAATAAAAGTCAAGTTGTTATGATTATTAGAACCGTTAGAGGATATGATTTTTTTGAAGCATCTTCAGCAATGCAGAAAGCTGTAAGAAGGGCTGATACTGCCGTTGCCGGATACTTTGCTCTCGAGTTGTGGACCAGTGGTTATAAGGATTATGTGTGGAAGCGTCTATATACGATTTCTGCTGAAGATTGCTATGGATTGGTTACGTCTGAGATTGAATCCTTATGGCAGGGACATGAGCTTGTGAGTAAAGGAGGAACTGAGGATAAGGGAAGAATCTTTGTTAGCAAGGCAGTAATACTACTTTGTGAATGCCGAAAGTGCAGGGATGCCGACCACCTGCAGAACTTCATATATGACAGAAATCTGATAGATGTTGAGAGGTGGATTGAGGATGTCCGCAAAAGCCCGATAATGATTCCTCCGTATACTTTTGATGTACATACCCGAAAGGGCAAGAAAATGGGAAGAACAAAGGAACAGTTCTTCAGGGATGAGCTTGAAGCTTTGGAACCCAGAATTCCTGGACTGTTCGATAATCTTGTATAACCGGATGCCACGCATAGTCGTGGCATTCTTATTTTATAAAAGTCAAACTAAGAAAAATATTGAAGATATGAGTAACAAATGTGATGCTAAGATGCTTATCAAGAATCATCTTGATAAAAAGGCAAAAGAAGATATTGTATTTGCTGAGAAATATAATAATTGTGGGAAAACTATTGATGACTGCTTTAACTATATACTTTCTGAAGCAAGAAAGAGAGGTAGTAGCGTATGCATGACGGATGATGAGGTTTTTGGTCTTGCTGTACATTTTTTTGATGAACTTAAAATAAAAGTTCCTGATAATGTCCCGGAGTGTAAAGTTTCTGTCGCTTCTGTATCTGAGGAAACATCTGCTAAAATGGAACAGGCTTCTAAGGCAGAGAGTATAATGGACTTACTTGATGAAATGTAACATGAAACCGAGAAATAAACGTGAAAGGCTGGTAGTTGAACTCAGCAGTAAGCTGCCAGCTATTACAGAGGCACAGATACAGTGGGGAAAGAAGCATTGCTTTCTTCATAACGCTTACAAATGTAAGGATGAAATGTGGTGTAGTGAATGTGGAAGAATGTGGGTAGACACTACCGGACAGAAGGAAGGTTACATATACTGTCCTTATTGCGGAGAAAAATTGGAAGTGAAAGTAAGCCGTAAGACTAAGGATTATGCAGTAAGCTATCTGACAGTAGTTACCACATCAGGAGATTTTCAAGTGCTTCGCCACTTCTACACAGCCAGGTATGTGAGGAAGAACAATTGTGATACTCATTATTTCATTGATGAGGTATGCCAACAGTGGATAACTGCTGATAACAAAGAAACTGTTATAGCTAAAGCCATGAACATGGGGTCTAGAGGTTGGGTTCACACTACAGACATGAGTATCAAGCAGAGCGGAAATATATATTATTCACATTCGTATGACATCGGTTATGTATATCCGAAAGTAAAATTGCTCCCTATACTTCGGAGGAACGGATTACGTACTTCATTTCATGGTGTTACTCCTGGGATGTTGATACGTGCTTTGTTAGGTGAAAGCAAGTATGCGGAAATGCTACTGAAGACGAAACAGTATGGTATGCTTGAGTTATACATGTATCGTGGAGGTCTTTCCCATCCGTGGGCGGTCAATATATGCAATCGTAACGGATATATCATCAAGGACGGTTCGATGTATGACGATTATTTGCGTCTACTTGATTATTTCCATTTGGATACCCATAACGCTCACTATGTATGCCCGAAGAACCTGAAGAAAGCACATGATAAGCTACTTGAGAAAAAGAGAAAGATAGAGGCAAGGGAAAGGATGGAACGTGAAAGGATTGAACGCATGAAGAAAGAGAAGGAACTGAAACGAAACATTGCTGTTTTTTGGAAAAGGATACAGCCATTCCTCGGTCTACAGATAAAGGATGAGGGTATAGTTATCAGCCCTTTGGAAAGCGTTACCCAGTATTATCAAGAGTGGAAAACAATGCACCACTGTGTATATAACTGTGCCTATTATGCAAGAAAAGAAAGCCTTGTGTTATCCGCTAAGAAGAATGGAAAACGCTTGGAAACAATCGAGGTAAATCTGAATACATTCAAGATAGTGCAATCTCGTGGTGTATGTAACCAAGATAGTGATTACCATAAACAGATTATCAGGATAGTAGAAAAGAATATGTATGAGATTATGAGGAGGGCTGCATCATGAAAGAATGTATAGAGTGTGGTCGGATTCTTCCTGAAGGCAAATTCCGTGCATATGAAACTAAATCCGGCACCCATTACACCAGCAGGTGCCGGTTATGTGAGAGCAGACACACGTCTGAAAGAAGAAAGCAGGACAGACTTCATGGTCGGCTGGCCAGATACACCAATGATCAGCTGGTAGCTGAACTCCGGAAACGTGGAGTCTACATCATTTATGGTAAGGACTTTGATAAATTGATAACGATATGAGCATATTACCTATTCCAATAGCGAGTTGCAAGAGATTCGCTAAATGTGGAGAGCGTTCTTTGCATTGGTGTCGGGCATTTCGGGATAAGGAAAAGCATTGTCAGAATTGCACTCTTATCAAGAATCATGTTCGTCATAATGTTCGTGAGGAAAACGGAGTGACATTAAGACGATGTTCCGTTTGCGGAAAGTTTCTTCCTCTTAGGTGGTTTTACCCTAAGAAAATTATAAGAGGAAATAAGATCTATTATACGTATTCTTCTTATTGCAGGATATGTACCTCAAACAGATACAGAATGATGAAAATGGCGTAAAAATGGTGAAGATTCTGTTTGTTTAACTTGTTGAAAATCACTAACTTTATAGTATAATAAAACAAAAGTCAAACCAAAACAAATTAACATTATGGACAGAGATGAACGTAACCGCGTTCGAGCAGAGAGATACCGTGACCTCTCTGAGAAATCAGCGGAAAAGGCAAGAAATGCCTATGAGAGAAGTTCAAAAATGAGTGAAGCAATCCCATTTGGACAACCGGTACATGGTGCAGCAGACAGGCGATACCGTGAAAAAATATGGAACACCATGGGACAGTCTGTAAAACACACGGAAAAGTCAGAATATTGGGCTGAAAAAGCCTCAGCTGTGGAGAACAACACTTCCATTTACCTGGATGATGATAATGCAGTTGAGAAGCTGGCAAACAAGCTGAAGGAACTTGAAAGAGTTCAGGAACTGATGAAGTCTGCAAACAAGGTTATCCGTTCAAAGAAAATTACCGAATTAGAGAAGCATGACCGGCTTGTTGAACTTGGTTTAACCGAGAGTCAAGTCAGAAAACTGTTTGAACCTAACTGTTTTGGTGAAATTGGATTTGCATCATGCTCTATTACAAATAACGGAGCCAATATTCGAAGGGTTAAGCAACAGCTTGAAAAGGCAAAGATGCTGAAAAACATGCAGAGCAAAGAATATTACATCGGTGATGTAAAAGTGGTTGAGAATTATCCAGAGAACAGGATGCAACTTTTCTTCGATGGTAAACCTGATCAATCAGTTAGGGATGAATTGAAGAAAAACGGTTTCAGATGGTCCGGCTATAATGGATGTTGGCAGTCATATCTTAATTACTCTTCCAGATTGTTTATCAAAAAAATGTCAGAAAAATATGGAGCATAAATTAGTAAAAGTGCCTTTTGACTTGGAATTGGCAAAGAAAATTACAAATAAAGAGTGTGAAGGCAAGATTATAACACGTAACGGTAGAAATGCGAGGATAGTTTGTTTTGATATGAAATCAGACAGCTGTATCGTTGCTATAATACAAGATGAATTTGATGAACATGTTTATTCTTACCCTAAAGATGGATGCATAATTCTCAATAAGCAAAGTGGTTCTGACCTCATACTTGAAATCCCCGAATACATGACTTTTAAAGATGGGGATATAATCAAGTTGTCAAATGATACATATACATGGCTATCTATAATTAAGGATATAGACTTAGCTGATGATGGTAAAGGAGGATTGTTGTACTTCACGAATGACTATGTATCAATTCTGATTAATGATGGCAATGGAAGTGTGGATATTGATACTTATTCTGATGCTGGATGCAATGTTGAAAAGGCTACAGAAGAAGAAAAGCAGAAACTCATTGCCTCTCTCAAGGAAAGTAAAGATCCGAAAGCTAAAGAGTACCTGAAACGCTTTTTCGGAATTGAACAAAAGCAAGAATATGAGTTTACTTTCAAACAAACAGTATTGGTTAGAAGTATTTGCGGTGAATGGAGTGCAGCAGAGTTCTCCCATAAGCGAGGTAGTCACTTTTGTGTATTTGGAGGTGTTGTATATCAAGAGTGCATTCCATATAATGAACATACTGCACATTTAATAGGAACAACAGAGAATTGGGAGGGATAAGATATGAAAGATAAATGTGATCCGATATTAGCTCGCAAGGCTGACCTTGAAAAAAATCCGAAAGGGACAGATATTAAAGTAGCTAAGCATAGAGAACGTGAGAAGCATGGTAAATATGTAGCTATCCCAGGTGACAAGTTACATACTCGAATCTTTGTAAGAAATGGTGATAATCCTGAAAAGAGAATAGCAGCGTATCTTGAGAGAATAAATACATTTAGATATAAGTGATTATGGGTAAACCACATAGTAACGGACTTGTAGAACTGGTAGATGAAAAGCCGAACATGGATAATAACAGTTGGAACTGCATGGACTTTTGGCTTTTCTCCGGCCATGAAGAGGACAAATCGTGGGAAGCATCACACACCCGTTTTCTTGCTGCAAAGTCAGGGAATTGCCCTTATAAAAGTATATGTCCTCGTTATGCCAGAACGATGGCAAAGAGAGGTAAGCAACCAGTTCAATTAAAGTTATTCTGATATGGGAAAGCAGGAAAGTTTAAGTGATTATTATGAGATGGCTAAGTATGAAGCCAAGGCAGAAAGGGAATTGAAGGTAGAGTCTTGGTCTCATGTTACCATACAATATCATGATGATAATGGGAACTATGTAATTCTATATACGTATGATTTGCCAAAGGAAATGTATTTCAAATATGATTGGGTTATTCGTTGGAGGATTGCAAAGTTACAATGCAAATATCCAAGATATTGTGTGTATTCAAGTATTTCCTTTTATGACAAACGCTCTGGAGAACTGATGTTTGACAGTTGTCTTAGGAAACTGATTTCCGCTAAGGCAAAGGTGTCGAAAGCTGAAAAAATGATGCGTGAATACATCGAGTACAATCGCCAGAACAATCTGTTCTTTGACGAGAATACGGACGAGGAGCTGGTTAAGTTCCGTGACAAGCTGGAGCGCAAGAAACTCGAATGTGCAGAATGCGAAAAGAGGCTTGAACAACTTGTAGAAAGAAGGAGGAATAATCAATGAAAACGTTTAATAATAAGGAAGATATATTTTTCAAGTATTCCGAATATATACTAACATCAGGTAAGAGCTTTCGATTGAAAACAGAATTTCTACGACATGTACAGTCTTACATAAATAGCACTTCTGAATATAATAAAAGAACATATAAAGATTTTATTAATAGTCACTTGACAGACAGACTGTATGACAATCATCAGAAGGAAGCTATTCTTGACTTCTTAACTTTTATAGGTGTTGGATTCCGTAAGAAAAGCATTAAGAAAGTCAAACCATTGGAAAAACTGGAAACTATTAACGATAAAAACAAGATACAGATTAATAAGTATCTTGACTGGCTTCAGACAGAGAATGATTATTCGGATAATACTGCTAAGTCATACATACACACTATTAAAGACTTTTTCAAATACTCTAATGAATTTTCATTGGAACAGTCTAAAAGGTATATAAGGAGTCTTGAGGAACAGAAATTCAACCCGAAGACTTTATGTCTTAGAATAACAGGTCTTGAAAAATACGCTGAGTATCTTGGGAAACCAATCAAAATGAAGCGTCCTAAGATTCCTAGGAAGTTGCAAACAGACAATATACCTACAGAGGAAGAATATACAAGACTTCTGGAATATCTCAAAACAAAAAAGAATCAAGACCATTACTATTGGCTTAAAGTTCTTGCAACAACAGGAGCACGTGCTTCTGAATTTCTTCAACTTCAATGGGAGGATATAATTAGCGGTGAAGTTACTTTGAAAGGTAAGGGTAGTAAGTACAGGAGATTTTTTTTTAATAAGAATTTACAGAGTGAAGTCAAAAAGTACATTTCTGAAACAGGTAGAACCGGACATCTTGCAATAGGTAGATTTGGGCCTATAACAAGTAGAGGATTATGCATCAATATGCAAGAGTGGGGACGTAAATGTGGCATAGATAAAAGCAAAATGCACCCTCATGCTTTCCGTCACTTCTTCGCCAAGATGTACCTCAAGAAAAATAAGGATGTAGTTCAGCTTGCAGAACTACTTGGACATGGTAGTATAGATACAACAAGAATTTATTTACAGAAATCTTATGACGAACAAAAAAGAGAATTTAATCGCTCTGTTACGTGGTAGCGTAGCTCAGCTGAAAGATATAACAACTGCTGTAGACGGCATTGATATATATACTGAAACAGGACATGTAGATACAGATTTCCTTATGGATGCACTTATTTGCGTCAATGAATTTATGACAGCGAGTAACCTTGTAGTAAATACAATATCTTCGCTACTTGCTCCTAATGTAGTAGTTGAAGAAAAAGAGAAAAAGGATGATTCTGGCAGTAAATGGAGTGTTGAGGATATTCTTAAACATTGTACTCTCGAGGATAATGTGTTGAAGTTACCTCAGGTGCAGTTTAATAAGAAATCCTATGCGGATGCTAAAAAATGGATTGAGGAAGCCGGAGGGAGCTGGCAAGGCGGTAAGGTGCAGGGATTCACGTTTCCATTCAATGCCGATCGTGTATTCTCTATTCTTCATGAAGGTAAGCGGTGCAATTTACAGCAGGACTTCCAGTTCTTTGCCACTCCTCCTGAAGTAGCCGACTGGCTTGTGATGCTGGCTGGAGGGGTACATGAAGATGAAAAGGTGTTGGAACCAAGCGCAGGAACAGGAGCTATAATAGACGCAATACATCGTAGTTGTAAGGATTTAGTCGTGGACTGCTTTGAACTGATGCCTGAAAACAAGGAACTCCTATCAAAGAAAAGCAATATTAATATTCTTGGCGATGACTTTACAACATATGATCTAGGATTATACGATAAGATTATAGCAAATCCACCATTTAGTAAAAATCAAGATATAAGACATGTGAGAAGAATGTATGAACATCTTAATAATGGTGGTACTGTAGCAGCTATTATGAGTTGCCACTGGAAAATTGCGAGCGAGAAAGAATGTGCTGATTTTAGAGAGTGGTTGAAAGATGTACACGCTAAGGTCTGTGACATCGAAGAAGGTTCGTTCAAACAAAGTGGTACAGGGATAGAAACAACTGCTGTGATAATACAAAAATAAATAATAAGTAAAACGAAATTGTATTACTTGTTCCTGGCAGTCATGTGGTGGCTGCTGGGATAGGTGGAAAGGAGAAATAGAATGCAAATATCAATCACTGAAAAGGAAGTTAATGCAATAGACTTCGGATTGGAACAGATTAGAGATGCATTGGAAGGTTCCTCTTCTGAGGAATACAAACAAGATGCTAAAGAAGCTATGAGAAGCCTGGGTAATATATTAAGAAAATACCATTTGGCGAGAGAAAAGGCTAACGACTTAAATGATGCCAAAAGATACATTCGCTCAAAAAATGGATGGATACCTCCTGCAAAACTTGACAAAATGGCAAGATTATTAATAAAAAAATCAAAAGAGAGGAGATGACAAAAGAAGATATTAAAAAGGCAGCAACCGAATATGCCAATGAAGCTTGTCGCCCACTTTGGAGAGCTGGCACAGAGCAAGTCTGTATGGCCGATTTCATGGAAGGCGCAGAATGGTATAAAAATCAGTCATCGTGGATAAGTGTTGACGAACGGCTTCCTGAACTGAACGTACGTGTATTGGTTGCTCAGCGTGGAATAAACCGGATAAGCATTTGTATAATGAAGCGTATTCCTCATGATTTTTCAAATCCGGACAACAAAAAATGGCACTGGTCGCTTACAAATAATAAAGATGAAGTGATAGTATGGAAGCCACTACCACATTTCGATGAAACACTCTTAAAAGAAAGGAGGAAATGACTATGACATACGCTGAAGTTAGAAAAGCAGCCGAAGGGTATTGCGACAATGAGTGGAAAAAAGAGACTGATTTACAGGTCAGGAAATGTATTGATAAACTCACGATTCCGGCTTTCATTGAAGGTGCAAATTGGAGAGTAAACGCTTCATGGCACGATGCCAAAGAGACACCGCAGGAACGTAGGTTCTGCCTGTATATCCTTAAAGACGGTTCCTATGGGTGCGGATATTACCACAAGAGAGATAACACCATTTGGTATGAACAGTTTAAAAAGGTAGAGAAATGGGCATACTTCGATGATTTGATACCTTTTTTGGAGAGCTGAGCAATGAATAGAGAAGAGTTGAAAAAGTCCATAGGAGAAGATTTGTGCCCATTTTGCCCGTGGACGAATGGAGAAATAGAAAAGCCAGCATACGGGCCTTGTGAGGGCAGTTATTGCGATGAAGCATTGGATAACTTCATGGAAGAGAACGAACAGTATTTCGATGATTTGGAGGATTGAAATATGATGCCAAAACAGTTACCAAATGTAATGAATGATAAAGGGTATCAAAAAGATGCCCATGATTTTGCAAAGAAAATTATGGAGTGCAAGGGAATACTTGGTCCATGTAAGGATATGAACCATTTCCAGGAATGGATGGAAGAAGCTTTGTCAAGGGCTTACCTATATGGTGCGCAAAGTGCTGTAAGAGTAGGTTATCTACTTGCTGACAAGGATTGGGAAGAAACATACAAAGGATTAAAAAAAGAGATTTCCGAATTGAAGGAAAGAATAAAAGATGAGTAAATAATATGACTAAGAAAGAAGAAATGCTAAGAGAAGCCGTTCACCAGCACTACCAGTGTAACGGAATGTATGCTTGTGGAGAACGTGCTTACTGTCGATTTTGCGACGGCGAGAACATAGCACATGACTGTGATGAAGATTGCTGTGCAGACGAGTTTAGCGAGGGATTTTTAGCTGGTTGGGATGCCTGCTTGAGACACCTTAGTGAGATTCCATGGGATGAAGCCATGAATGAGATAGCAAACCATATTGAAACCAATCGTTCGGAGAAATTGAATGATTACCAAAGTGAATAGTTATGGAAGAAGATAGTGTAATAATTGAGCTTGATACTGTTCTAGAATACAGGGACGGTCAAGTGTACATAAAGAAGATGAACACAAACGAAATGCCGGCAATACTTACATTCAATATTGTTGATGCATTGAATAAAACGATTGTTGAATATTACAAGAAAGACAAATGAAAGCAAAACTAACAAGATCATACGATATTGGTCAGGGTGTAACACTTATGAGTGGAACAGAAGTAGAGATAATTTCAGTAATGCCGATACCTGCCAGTACAGCATGTGTAGTTGAAATTGACGGGTATGGAAAGAGGATAATTGATACAGGCTACCTGAATGTAGATGAGAGTTACCTTGTGCCGGATTGGGAACAGCGTAGATATGAAATAGCAAAGGAATGTGTCGCTGTACTCATGAGTTGTGAAATAACTTTAGAAGATGCTGCAAAATTAAGTGTTGAACAAGCGGATGCACTTATTACTGAACTGAAGAAAAAGAATAAAGTATGAAAGCACTATCAATCAAACAGCCGTGGGCGAGCCTAATCGCTCACGGTATAAAAGATATCGAGAACCGGACTTGGAAATGCCCTCAGAAATACTTAGGTCAGAGGGTACTGATTCATGCTTCAACAAGTGGACAGCCAAGTTTGTCAGATTATACACAAGAACAACTGTTAGAAATTGAGCAGAGAAGTAAAGAGTTGTACAAGTGTGCCTTTTATGGAGGGTTTCCCAAAGGCGCGATCATCGGGAGTGTGGTAATAGCTGACTGCGTACAGAACCATTCGTCCGTCTGGGCAGAGAAAGGTTGCTGGAACTGGGTGCTGAAAGATGCTGTTCTGTTTGATAAGCCGATTATGAATGTGAAAGGGAAACTAAGTTTTTGGAATTATAATTTAGAGAAAGCAAAATGAGCTTACTTATAAACGAAACGTCGTTACAGCGAATAATCAGAAAAACCGGTCGTAAACCAATCCAGTGTAAATGCAAGTTATGTAAGCAGCAATGTCATACGCCTTGTTTGGGTACTCCGCAAGATGTTTTAAAGCTTATCGAAGCAGGATATAAAGACAGACTTGCTCCAACACAATGGTGTGCAGGTATGATTATGGGTGTCATTGATATGCCCGTACCGATGATACAGGCCAGACAAGAAGGAGACTGGTGTACATTCTACAAAGACGGTTTATGTGAATTGCATGATGCCGGATTGAAACCGACAGAAGGGAAATTGTCGCACCATAGTATTCGAATTGATAATTTCAAAGCGAGTAAAAGCATTTCGTGGAACGTGGCAAAGGAATGGCTGAATGAAGAAAACGTTGAGTGCATCGTTAAAATATGCGAGGCATTTCAGTAAATAATGAAACATCAGTCTAAGTATGAATTTAAATTATTAACTGGCAAAAATTGAATTTATGAAAGCAAAGAAAAAACAGGTTGTAGGCCTGCTCATCAAGATGTGTGAGTTGGTTATGGTAACAGTTGTATTATCTTCACTGATAATCTTGGGAGGTTTTGATATACCATCTGATTGGATTTATCTACCGACTGCTGTAGTTTCATTTCTCATCCTATATGTGTTCTACTGGGAGCGTGGAACATATTATTTTGTCTCATTCGTCGCTGGCGGAGTGCCAGGAAGGGTATTCCTGAAGTTTGATGAACGTGTTTCTCTTGATGTGATTGAGAACACCATATCCGGCCTGAATTCCGGTGAACGTGTACTTGTTACCGGATATAAGACCGTCAGCAGATATGAGTACGAACTTAATATCAAGTCCTGATGGAACATTATCAGGCCAAGGGAGTAATATTGATGATTATGGTTGTCCTGTTCTTCTATTCCATCGGGAAGGTTGAGCAGGATACCACACTCCTGATAATAATAGTGATGTTACTTGGTAACATACTGAATATTTTATGTAAAATTCTAAACAAATTGTGATGATGAAAATTGTCGTAACTGGCAGTGAAGGCTTTATAGGCAAGGCCCCTCGCAAAAAATTGAGAGAACGTGGTGTTGAAGTTGTTGGGATTGACCGTATTTGCGGAACTGAAGCTTCCGGAATTGCATGCCTTCTTGCTGAAGGAGGCTTCAGTGCTGTAATACATCTTGCTGCTCAGACAAGTGTATTCAATGATAATCTTGAACAGATTCGCAAGGATAATATAGACACTTTCATTAGGGTTGCTGAATCATGTAACCGCTATGGAGTAAAGCTTGTGTATGCAAGTTCTTCTACTGCTAATCCTTGCAATACTACCAGCATGTATGGTATGTCAAAGCATTTTGACGAGCAGTATGCTGCTGTGTATTGCCCGAAAGCAACTGGGGTGAGATTGCATAATGTATACGGACCGGAACCGAGAAAAGGAACTCTTCTCTGGACACTTCTTAATTCGGAAAAGGTCATGTTGTATAATAAGGGCAATAATCTCCGGTGCTTCACTTATATTGATGATGCAGTAGAAGGACTTATTTCTGCCTGTAATTTTAACGCCAAGCTTGTCAATGTTGTAAATCCGCATCCTTGTACAGTCCTGCATTTTGCTGAAATTGTCAGAAAATACCACCATGTTGATATTCAGCTTGTTGAAGAAAAAAGGAATTTTGACAATTATTGCCAAACTGTGAATGAACGCTTAAATTCTATACCTTTGAATTATATCTCGGTAGAAAAAGGTATAGCGATGGTTTTCAATGGGCAGAGGTAGAAAGATAAGGATTGATGACTGGGATAAACCCGCCGGCGGATGGAGGAAACACAAAAGGTTCTGCGACATGAAACCCAAAGTGAGAATCCACCGCAAGTGCGGGTTTTATTACATCTCCCTGTTTGCAAGTACGAAGGATGGAATCCCATTTGAGGAAATCAAGAATTCGGGTGAGTGTGCAGAAGCCATTTCAGGAGCTGCTACTGAACTGATACTTTCATTGGTACGGCCGGATGATGAGTGGTGCATAATCACTACACCAAAGCGCAGACATATTACAGAGTATCATTTCGCCACTGACGTTTGTCAAAAAATTGCCCAGGGGGTGAAAATAAAATTCTATGAATCCGCAATGCAGTGCCTCAACAGAACACGTATCAATCCTGAGTTTTATCTTCTCCGGCCCATTAAGGAACAGAGAATAATACTCTTTGATGATATCTGCACGACTGGAAGTACATTAACAGCAGCCTACGATTTGCTGAAAGACCGGAAACAGGTAATCTGCATCGTCGGTATAAATAATCATTAGCCTATGAATAACAGGAAATTGACTGAAAAACAGGAAAAGTTCTGCAATTATTACCTTGACTGTGACGGTAATGCAAGTGAAGCATACAGGATGGCCTATGACGCATCAAAGATGCAACCTGAGACGATTTGGAGCAATGCCAGTAGGATGTTGGCTAGTAACAAGGTTGCAGCAAGGATAGACGAACTGAGGTCTGAACGTGCTGAAGCATCGAAAGTTAGCCGTGAAAAGGTTGAAAAGGTTCTTATGGATATTGTCATGATGGACCCGAACGATTTGTATCTCGTAGATCCTGTAACCGGTAAGATAAAGCTGAAATCTCCCCGTCAGATGCCTAAGAGTGTGAGAAATGCGATGAAGAAGATAAGCAACGACAAGGGTAAGGTAAGTTATGAGTTCAACGGTAAGGTAGAGGCGGCAAAATTACTGGCCAGTATGAACGGATGGAACGCGCCCCAGCAGATATCCCTTAGTGGTAAACAAGGTGAAAATATCAATGAAATACGTATTGGCTTTGATGATGAGACTGAATAAATTCTAAAAAATAGAACAATTATGTGAGAAATATGTCGGGGTTTATACAAAAGACAATACGAAAAATCTAAAAAATAGAACAAAAATGGTGCGTTTATGCTTATAAATCACAAGAAACTCAATCCAAATGCCTTTTACCTGCTGAAATATCTGAATGATGCTACACTGCGATTCATTATCCTGTATGGTGGTTCATCGTCTAGTAAGTCTTTCAGCGTAGCACAGTGCATTCTTATACAGACATTGCAGGACGGTGAGAATACGCTTGTGATGAGAAAGGTCGGAGCATCCATCAGCAAAACCATCTATGAAGATTACAAGGTTGCAGCATCATTATTGGGAATCACGCAATACTTCAAGTTCAACCAGAATGTAATTAAGTGTCTGTATAACGGAGCCAAGATAGATTTCTCTGGATTGGACGATCCGGAAAAGATAAAGGGTATCAGCAACTACAAGAGGGTGCAGCTCGAGGAGTTGTCCGAGTTTGAGTATGCAGACCTGAAGCAGATCCGTAAGCGTCTGCGTGGTAAGAAGGGACAGCAGATTATTGCCGATTTCAACCCTATCAGTGAAACTCACTGGATAAAGAAGGACTGGCTGGATAACGAGAAACTGCATGATGTCCCCATGTCTGTAGAAATTGGCGGCCAGATAATACCTGCAGAGCTGACAAAGGTAAAGTCATTGAAGATGAACGAGGGACGTTCAATCGTGAACCCTGTGACAAAGGAAATAGAGGAGTATCCTCCCAATATGGTAGTGATACAGACAACTTACCTGAACAACTTCTGGGTTGTGGGTTCTCCTGACGGAACGTATGGATATTACGATGAACAGTGTGTTATGGATTTCGAGCATGACCGTATTCATGATCCGGATTACTACAACGTGTATGCACTTGGGGAATGGGGAGTAATCAAGACTGGTAACGAGTTCCTCGGCTCGTTCAATGTCGGCAAGAATAGCGGTGAGTATCATTATATCCCTGGATTACCTATACATCTTTCTGTCGACAGCAACGTGCTGCCGTACATATCTGTCAGCTATTGGCAGGCAGACCTTAGCAAAGGCAAGGATATGTACCAGATTGCCGAAACAACGGCAGACAGCCCGAACAATAGCGCAAGACGTGCTGCGAAACTGGTATCTAAGCGACTGCAGGAGTTAGGATATTACGATAAAATCTACCTTCATGGTGATGCCTCAGCAAAAGCAGCCAACACGATCGACGATGAGAAACGTTCATTCATGGACCTGTTTATTGACACGTTGAAGAAAGACAACTGGATTGTTGAGGATAAGGTGGGTAACAGGAATCCGTCCGTATCCATGACAGGTGAGTTTGTCAATGCTGTTTTTGAGAAATCATTGCCCGGCCTCAGCATAAGCATAGACGATAGTTGCAGGGTATCAATCGAGGACTACCAGAGCGTACAGAAGGATGCTAATGGCTTAATCCTCAAGACAAAGATAAAGGACAGCGTAACGAAACAATCCTATGAGGAACACGGACACCTTACCGATACTTTGAGATATGTCGTACACGACATCATGTACGAGGAGTATTCCCAGTTCTCAAACCGTCGTAAACGCAACATGTATTCTGACAGAAGCGTGTTCGGATTCTTCAATCCTTCAGTCGAATATCAGTATTCACAGAAGATAGTGTACATCATGCCGAATGTTGGAGGAAAGTTCTATATGTGTCAGGTTGCAAGGTGTGGAGAAAAATGGCATGTTCTTGACCTCGTAATGCGTGAAACTGTATCACTCGAAGAGATGAAGTCTGTTATATGTTCACATGATGCAGGAACGTACATCGTGGAATCGTCACCTGCATATTACCAAATGGCAAGGGAACTGAGAAATACGCTTCCGGAGGTAAGGATTAAGAAGGAATATCAGGATATGGATAAGAGAATAGCTGCTACATCTGATTTCATCAAATCATATTTCCTTCTGTCTGAAACCGGCATGGAGAATGATGAGTATATGTCATTTATAACAGAAGTCCTTGACTACAATGAGGACAATATAAGTGGAGCCAGTGCCTTGCTGAGTGGTATAGCGTATACGATTATAAAATTGGGGTAAACCTGATTAGTGATGTATTTGTTTGGTATTTAGTTGTTTACAGTCTGATTTGCTTGCTTGGTAAATTTCAAGATTTTTTGATTTATAACATTGTATATACCCATAATTTATCTTTGTCATATAAGGATAAACTATGGGATATACAATGTTAAAACAGGACACTATTCCGGCATGTGCTGGGCTGAAAATGGCCAGTGAACCACAGACTGTATCAACACCAAAGGAGGGTGTAAAAGATAGTGGTTATATTGACCGTTGTGACGTGCATGAGTTATTCGTATCCCCACTGGTTTGCGGTCATAATTACATGGAACTGTTTCGTTCTGTTCCTGAGGTATTCTTTCCGATTGATTACATAGCTTCACGCATATCAGGTTCCGGATTCCAATTAAAGAAGGTAAAGGACGATAGTGTTGTATGGGAAAACAAGAGAATGAACCAGATTCTCACGAAACCCAACTGTCTTATGTCTTGGAACGAGCTGATATATTCCCATTTTGTGTACAAGCTGTGTACTGGAAATGCTTTCTTTCGTGCCGCAATGGGTGAAACATTCAAGAACCAGCCTAAATGGAAATGGTGCGATAATTTCTGGGAACTTCCTGCTGATTTCGTTAATGTAGAGCCTAACAGAAGTGTTAATAGTCCAATCTTCGGAATAGCATCTGAAGATGATATTATTCGTTGTTACCGGCTGAATTACGGATATGTGAGTACAATGGAAATTCCTTCATATCAAATATGGCATGACCGTGACGGATCACCTGAATATATGTCAATCAACGGGTTTCTGAAATCAAAGAGCAGGTTGGCCGCTCATCTGAAACCTATATCTAACCTTCTTGCTGTATATGAAGCGAGAAACGTGATTTATGTAAAACGTGGTGGTTTGGGTTTCCTTGTATCCAATAAGAAGGATGATGCTGGAACTGTCGCAATGACAAAAGAAGAAAAAGAAGAAATTCTTAATAGCCACTACGGAAAATTCGGACTTGACAATCGTAGACTTCCTTATGGTTTAAGTGACGTTCCTCTGTCATTTGTAAGAACAAACCTCTCTATCAGTGAGCTGCAACCATTTGAGGAAACATTGACTGACGCTATACAGATAGCTGGAGCGTACGGCATTCCTTCAGTACTTGTTCCTCGAAAGGACCAATCAACATTCAGCAATCAGGCTACAGCTGAAAAAGCTGTGTATACATCCACTATCATTCCAATGGCCAAGAAGTTTTGTAAACAGCTTACTGCATTTCTTGGTCTTGAGGAAGGTGGGTATTATCTGGACTGCGATTTCTCAGATGTGGATTGCTTACAGCAGGGATTGAAGGAAGCTGAGGAAGTAAAGACCCTCATTAATACCAGATGTAAGGAGCAGTTTCTAAGTGGTCTCATCAGTATCAATGACTGGCGGGCACAAATTAAGGAAAGCAGATTTGAAGATATTTTGTATGACAAGACTTTGTTCGAGATGTCAGACGAAGAAAGAGAGAGTGTAAAAAAAGTAATTAGTCTTAACACAAAAAGCGAAGTTGAAAATGGAAGAGAAAACCAAAAACCTTCAGTACAGAACGAAGGCAAATGATGTTGATGAGAAGGGTATTGTCACTGTTGCAGTGAACGGTATCGGTGTGAAAGACTCTCAGAATGATATTTCCATGCCTGGTTCGTTCAACAAGACGTTGAAAGAAAACATCGGTAGAATGAGATGGTTCCTTAATCACCGTACAGACCAGCTACTTGGCGTTCCTCTCAGTGGAGAAGAAAAGGAGGGTAATCTCGTTATGGTTGGTAAGATTAACCTCGAGAAGCAGATTGGACGTGATACGTTAGCTGACTATAAGCTGTATGCAGAGAATGGCAGAACACTGGAACACTCTATCGGGGTGAAAGCTATTAAACGTGATACTGTAGATCCTCAGAAAGTTCTTGAATGGAAAATGTTTGAGTATTCGACATTGACCAGTTGGGGAAGCAACCCTCAGACATTCCTTGTAAACTTGAAATCGGGTACGCAAGAACAGGTTAAGGATGCTGTTGAATTCATAAGGAAGGCGTTCAGAAACACTAATTATTCGGATGAACGATTAAAACAGTATGATATGGAACTTAATCTATTGCTTAAAGCCATCAATGGCGGTAATGTGGTGACCTGTCCTCATTGCGGTCAGCAGTTCGATTATGACGAACAGCACGAGCACACATTCACTCAACAGGTACTTGATAATGCAGCCATGTATTCAAGCTGGCTTACTGACCGTATCGTCAGCCAGGAAATAGACAAACTGGAACCTGAAGTTCGTTCGGAAGTGGTTGCGCTTATTGATTCTGTCAAGTCAGAAGGACTTGAATTGACAGAAAAATCAATACAGAACTTCATGGCATACGTCCGCTGTCCGTCATGTTATGGAAGAGTATATAGGAGTAACGCCTTGTTACAGGATAGCAATAAAACCATCTTCTCCGGAAAGTCTGAGCCGTTGAATAACACTCAGGGTAAAACTGTCGGGGCGCAAGAGGATGATGATGTTAAGAAAAAAGCCGCTGAAAGCACTTCTTTCTTCGGTCCTTTGAATAAGGTATTTAGTAATAATAATTAAAATTTTAATTTAAGATGGAGAAATTTACAGTTGCAGATTTCGGTCTTAAGACTGACGGCCTGCCTCAGGAACAGGCTACGTTTATGAACAACATCGCACAGATGATGTGTAATGTTATCAACAAGGCAATGGAAGGTGTTCTCTCACCTGAAGATATGGAAAAAAGATTGAAAGGCCTGAACGAGAAACTGAACGGTTATGACGATGATAAGTTCAAACAGCTTGCGAAAGACAACGAAACATTGATTCAGACAGTAAAAGGTCTTGGTGAAACAATCGAGAATTTGAAAGCTAAAGGTATCGGTATGGATGTCATCAACAAGTTTGATGAGAAGCTGAACGAGATGCTGGATTCTGACAAGTTCAAGGAGTTCGCAGAAGGAAGAACCCGCAAGAGTGGTTCGTTTGACGGTTTCTGTCTGAAAGATATCGTATCAATGACAGACAACTACAGCGGTGACCATTTGACTACCCAGCAGCAGAATAGAGTGGTATCTCAGGTTTCTAACAAGCGTATCCATGTGCGTGATATTCTGAATACTCTACAGGGTGATCCTGAATTTCCGAACCTGGTATTCTCTCAGGTTTACGATTTCGATCGAAATGCACGTTACGTTACAGAAAATGGTACATTGCCTGAATCAAGTTTCAAGGTGAAGGAAATTCAGACCGGAACAAAACGCCTAGGTACTCATATTCGTCTGTCAAAGAGAATGCTGAAAAGCCGCGTCTATATCCGTTCATTTATTCTTAAAATGCTGCCTGAGGCTGTGTTTATGGCTGAAGACTGGAATATCCTTTTCGGAGACGGAACAGGAGAAAATCTGTTGGGTATTGTGAACCATACAGGAGTAACGTCGGTAGAGGAAATCATCAGTGATACTGTAGTCAGCGGAAATGCAGGCTCTGTTAAGTCTGTATCAGGTTACAACTCAAGCAAGGATACAATCATTGAATTTACCAATCCTCAAGATCTTATCCTTGATGGTATGACTATTACGTTTACTGGTGCTACAGGTCTGACTGCACTTAACAGCGCTAATCAGTTGGTAAAGATTAATGACCGTCAGATTCTTTTAAAAGGTGTAGCTTATACTGAGGAAACATCTGCATCATCAATGACATTCAAGGTAAGTAATGGAGCTTTTAAGTCAGTTGAAGTGCCCAATTTTCTTGATGTCGTTAAAACAGGATTTGCAGTGATGACTTACGCACAGTATACCCCCAATGCTATCGCGCTGAATCCTATCACTGTTAATTCTATGGAGGCTGAGAAGGATACGACAGGGCGCAATCTTGGAATAATCACTACCGTTAACGGTGTGAAACATATTGCAGGACGTCCTATTATTGAAACCAGCAGCATCCAGCCGGGTAAGTACCTGATTGGTGACTTTAACATTGCAGCCAACATGATAGACTACACTTCTCTTACTCTTGAATGGGCTGATGATGTCGAAAGCAAGTTGAAGAATGAAATAGTTTTGATTGCCCAGGAAGAAGTTATCTTCCCTGTGTACATGCCATGGGCATTTGCTTATGGTGATTTGGCTGCATTGAAAGAGGCTATTACTAAAGAATAGTGCTTATGGATGAGTATATCTTAAAAGGAGATCCGAAGCATCTGGAAAATGTAATCAGAGAACAGAGTATCCGTATTAAAAGAGGAGTAGTTTTTATTACTACTCCTTCAGAAAGTGGTTACATTACCCAAGTAGAATCGGAACAGAAGATTAAGGAGAAGGAGAATGAGCTGAATGCTATTATCTCTGAAAAGGATGGTGAAATTGGACGTCTTAATACTACTATTGGAGAGAAGGATGCTAAGATTGCCGAGCAGACTCAGACTATCACTGAGAAAGATGAAAAAATAAGACAACTTGAAGAGCAGATTGCCGGATTACAGAAGCAATCTGAAGAAATGGCATTATGTCTTAATGCAGATCCTGGGGTAACGGACAATAAGGAAACAATACCTTATGATACCAAGGAAAGCGAGAGTACCGCTAAATCTAAAAAGAAATAATCATGCTGATAGATGCGTCATATTTTGTTTCAGGGAGCCGTCATATTCAGAATGCTTCAAATTCAAAGACAGCCGGTGCTGATTCTATGGCTGTAAACGGTCATATAGAAGCATATATCAAGGAGTTGCAGCCTGTTTTCCTTGAAGCCATGCTTGGTGAAAAGGAAGCAGGTTATGCAATGGATTACCTTGATATGTCTGATGATGAAAAGAATGAAGATACTGAACCGTCTAAGTATGAAATCGTATGCAACAAGCTGAAAGAGCCATTCGCTGATTACGTGCTGTTCCACATACTTCGTGATTCCTCATCGGAAGCTACGATAACTGGCAATGTCCGGCTGAAGTGTGCTAATGAGTACATTTCACCTATGAATGCACAGGTTGTTGCTTGGAACAGAATGGTTTCAGAAAATGTAAAGTTCATCAAGTGGGCGCGAGAGGGTAATTGTCCTATTGATCTTGTTACCCAGACCAACATGTTGAATAAGATTAATCAGTTCAATCTATGAAAGGTATCGTTGAAATTATTGGAGATGTAGTAAAGGAAATGAGTAGGAACCTTACCATAGTAATGCCTGCTGACATCGAGAATGACAGGTTCGAGGAAGTTAAGAATCCGGAACTTAACTACATATTCGGTTCAGCCCAGTATGTTAAGGACAAACTGGATGAATACAGCAAGGTCCCTTCAACTTCAGAGCGTAAGTTCCCGCTTATCGTCCTGTTCTGTCCGGTTACAGAAAAAAGAGATAGTCCTGATTACTATTCCAAGGTTTCACTGAATATCCTTATAGCATGTTCGTCAACAAAGTGCTGGAGTAATGAACGACGTCTATGCGCTTCATTCATCAATATTCTAAGGCCAATATATGACAGACTGATTGAGGTAATTAGAAATGATGTACGGTTTGATATTGAATATGACAATATTATTCCGCATGATTATTCCGAAAACTATTCTTATGGCAGATACGGAGCCTATACGGAATCCGGAGAGGAAGTGAGCGAGCCTATTGATGCCATCAATATTCGCTCTATGGAATTAATAATTAAAAATCAAAGTTGTAGATAAATGAAAACAAGAAGTTGTGAATCATCTCAGATGAATACTGGAGGATCTGCATGTAAGATTGATTGGGGCAAGGTTAAGGGAATCATCCTTGTTGAGCATGGAATTAAACTTCCTGAGGATCTGACTGCTGAGAAAATGGCAGAGTTGTGTCATGCTGATCGTCCGAATAGAATATATCCTATATCTCCTGTGTGCGAATATGCCAAGGGTGGAGGTGAAGTACAGACAAGTGCTGTAGGATATGGTCCGAATCAGTATAACGGCCTTAATGCCCAGACAGATACCTTTACATTGCAGAGGTTTGATGAGATGCTGAATGCCCAGTTATTGAAATGTGCAGACAAGGAATGGGATGCATATTATTGGGACAGCAACATGATGCTGATTGGATATAACGACGGGACAGATGTACTTGCAGGAATCCCGATGTCTACGGTATATCCTGCTTCTACACCATTTTCTACAAGTAGTGCAAAGTCTACTATGACTGTTAATCTGTGTCATATGGATGCTGAAGACAGCCAGATGAACTTTGACTATTACAAATTAGACTTCAATCCGACAAATGCCGTTAAAGGTCTTACTGAAGTCATGCTTGTGGAAAAGGAAACTGGTAAGTACCAGATTGTAGAAACTATCGGAGGATATGACAGAACTCCTGACCTTGGCAGCGTAATAGCTGAAGCTGCATCTACTGTTATGGATGGTACCACGTCTGCATCCTATGAAAATGGAATGATAACCGTTGTTGCCGGTGAGGGAGAAATCGGATTGAAATCTCCTTCTGTGCTTTACGAAAACGATATCAAGTGGGTTGAGTGTGTTAAAGTTGTAAAGGCGTCTAAGGCATGAGAGTTGATAATGTAACATTCGTCGATGAGCAGGTGAAGAAATTGACCAAGGAAAAATTCATCGAAAAGCACCTTTCCGTAATATGGCAGGGAAAGAAGGAGTCAGACCGTAAGAAAGTCCTGTCTGATGTGTATGATAAGATTTGCGGCAAGTCTGATAATCAAATTAAGGCTGCCGAGTAAGTTATTAACCTATATCAAGCCGGGCGAAAGTCCGGCTTTAATTTTAAATGTATGGCTGATTTTGAAAAACTGGAGAATGCGATACACAGAATCGCATCCGGATTCGAAAAGTCATGTATGGATTGCCTGCAGGAAAATAGGATAGAAGTTGCAGATCTTGTAAGGGAACAGCTCTATTCCGGTCTTGACGGTAATACCAACAGTCTTAGACCGGGATATTCTGATGATCCGTATTTTCATGAAACTACATCAGTATGGCATAACAATCCTGACGGGTATATAGCATGGAAGAAGAAGATAACTCCTCCGATAGCCAGCCCGAGGCTAAACTTACCACCACGACCTGTTGATGTACCTAATCTGTATATCACCGGTCCATTCCATGAGAGTATCCGTGCTTCTGTTGCAGGTGACACTCTTACGATTGATACTGTAGGATTCGTAGACGGTCCGGACATAGTAAGGAAATATGGTAAGGACATTCTGATGCTGGGTAAAGATGCAAGGGAGTATGTTGTGCTTCAATTACTCGAGCCTTATTTGAAACGGTTTGTAAAAAAATGTGGGTATAAATGATGGGATGCGGTTGCGAGAATAAAAAAATCATGTCGGAATATGATCACGTTGCAATGCTGGCCAAGAAGGCTGCCATGCTGGACGGATGTGTGTACGTTGTATACAAGAAGAGTGACGGTACCTACTCTTTTGATAAGGAAGGTACAAAAGTGGATGGCGTTATTGTAGAATATAAACACTATTTGTAATGGGAGAATTTAAATTAAAGGACTTCGTTGACGAGGAATCATTGAAGAAGTTGCAGGAACTTGACAGCACTATCTCAGGTGTCAGACAGACTTACAAGGAAGCTGCCTCAGAACTTATCAAGGGACTTACAATTGATGTTCATGTTAAGGGAGATATCGACAAGTTACAGACTATATACAATACTCAAGCTAAGAACGTATCCTCTGCATCTGATAAATTGACTGAAGCATTCGGCCGGCAGGCAGAGATTGCAGAACAGTTGATGAAAAAAATCAAACAGAAGGCAGACGCTGAAAAGCTGAGTACCAAAGAGGTTAAGGAATTATCAAAGGCTTCTGCTGAAGCGTCCAAGGCAATGCAACAGGCTGCTAAGGCTGAGGAAGCCATGAACAAAGCTCAGAAAGCTGCGAACACTACCAGAAAGTCTGCTACCATGACCGAAGAGGAACGCATCCGTTTCATCAAGGAAGCGCTTGCTTTGTCTGACAAGGAGGTACATAGTATTGATGAAGCTAATGAAGCAAATAAGAGATTGCGTCAGGCCGTTAAAATGGTACGTGACACTGACGAAGATTACAAAAACACGTTAGGTAAGCTGAACTCTACAATCGGTGTAAATACTGACTATGTGAAGCGTAACAGTGACCGATATACTCAGCAGAAGATGACTATCGGTGGCTATAAGGAAGAAGTTAAAGCTGCTTGGATGGAGCTGAACAACCTTAACGACTCCATGGGAAGTTTTGGTATTATAGCCGGAAGCTTTGGAGACTCCCTTCAATCTCTTGGTAACGCAGGCAGCATGTTCGAAGGATTGTCCGGAATTGGCAAGATATTCCAGAATAAGTGGCTCCTTGGTCTTGGAACTGTCGGTGCTGCCGGTGCAGGAATAGGCTGGTGGGTAAACTATAATAAGGGGCTGACAGAGGCAACAAGGCTTACCCAGCAGTTCACGGAAAAATCTGGAGAAGACCTGAAGGCTTATCGTACGGAAGTGCAGGCGATTGCAGACTTCTATGGTAAGGATTTCAAGGAGGTATTGATTGGTGCCAATGCTGTGTCCAAGCAGTTTGGTATCTCCGCTGAAGAATCAATCAGGCTTATCAAGGACGGGTTCATTGCCGGGGCTGATGCAAATGGAGAGTTTCTGGATACCCTTAGGGAGTATCCTGCATACTTCAAGGAAGCCGGAATAAGTGCCGAAACATTCATTGCCATAACTGCTCAGGCTGCCAAATCAGGTATATATTCTGACAAGGGTGTGGATGTTATCAAGGAAGGTAACTTGCGTATTCGTGAAATGACTGCTGCTACTGCTGCTGCACTTGAAGGAATCGGCATATCCGCCGACAAGGTTCAGGAACAGTTGAGAACAGGTCAGAAAACCACATTCGACATTATACAGATGGTATCGGAACGATTGAATGAGTTACCAGATAGTGCGTCTGTTGTCGGTACTGCATTGGCTGATATCTTCGGTGGACCTGGTGAGGATGCAGGACTCCAGTATATCCGAACTCTGAAAGACATCAAGACAAACCTTAGCGATGTAAAAGATGAAACTGGAGAATTAGGACAGGCACAGGAAGATATGATAGAAAGTCAGAAAAGACTGTCTACCGAATTATCTTTACTGTTTGATGCCACCGGTGGTGCATTCGAAAGTATGGCTGCAAGAGTTAAGGCCTCTATCGCATCCATGAATGCAGATCTTATCAAATGGGTGCGTCAAGGCTGGGAAAGTATAGAGGAAAAATCGGCAAGAGAAGAATCTGCGGCTCGTACTGATGGTGAACGTTCAGGTTCATTGGATGTGCAGAAACAATATGATATAATCAATGCTAAAGCTGATGAATATGTAAAGCAGGGATTGAAAAGAAATGAGGCTTTTAAAAAGGCAAAAGAGGAAAGATTGGATACCCTTAAAAAATCATTGAAAGATGAGGAGCAGAATCTTAAGGAAGCAGTAGACTTGAATGCAAAATATTATGAGGAATATCAGAACGCAAGTTTTTGGAGGCAGGGATTGGGAATTGAACGGACCAATAGCCAGATAAATGCGGATATTGAATCATCGTGGGAGGCTAGAATGTCTGCACTACGTGGATATTCAAGTCTTAACAAGCAGGTTGACCTCTTACAAAGCTATCAGGACCCTACATTAAAGACTAAAACAGTTAGTACCGAAACTGCTGATGAAAAGACAGCCCGACTTGAAGCCGAAAAATCCTTGCAAGAATCACGTATTGCCTTGATGAAAGACGGTATCGAGAAAGAACTGGCTACAATCCGTAACGGATACCAGCAAAAGATTGATGCCGTAAAAGGAAATTCGTCTGCAGAAATTGCATTGAGGAAGTCCTTGCAGGAAGAGATGAACAATGCATTGACAATGGCGTCTGAAGAATATGAGAAAAATCGTGCTGGCATTGATCTTCAAAACCGCCTTTCTTCTGTAGAGGAAGGTAGTAAGGAAGAAATGTCTATCCGCCTTGAAATTCTTGACAAACAGAAACAGGAAGAAATTAAGGCGGCGGAAAGTAACGGTGCTGACGTGAGCCTCATCGAGCAGAAGTACCTGGCTGAAAGACGTAAGATATATGAGGAGTATGCAGCTGATTCGGCTGATGAGATTTCCAAGTCTGCTGCTGCCGAGCAGGTTGTAAGGAATGCACAATATAATTCCGACCTGAAAGAGTTGGAAAAGCTGCATGCCAAGAAACTTGTTTCGGATGAGGAATACGAGAAAAAGAAGGCTGATATAACCGAACGTTATTCATTAGAAACCGCTAAGGCTGCTGTTGAATCTATTGAAAAACAGCTTTCTGTTGAGAACATGAGTCAGGACGATCGGGAAAAACTTTCCGAACAGCTTCAGAAAGCAAAGGCTGATTTAGCGAATGCTGAAGCTGATGCTGAGATTGCTGCGATAAAACGTGTTCAGGATGAAGAGGAAAACTCATATAAGAAAAGGATGAAGAATGCCCAGCGTTGGATGGATGTTGCTGGTGAGGCAATCAGTAATATAGGCAATCTCATGTCTACTCTTTATGAAGGAGATATTGACAGGATTGAGAAAGAACAGGATGCCAACGAGGATGCATACAATGCGGATATCGAAAGAATTGAAGCTCTTGCTGAGAGTGGTGCAATATCTGAGGAAGAAGCCGAAGCCAGAAAGAGGGCTGCCGAGGATAAGACCTCAAAAAAGAATGAGGAACTGGAAAAGAGAAAAGTTGAATTGCAGCAGAAGCAGGCAAAGTGGGATAAGGCAGTACAGATTGCACAGACTGGTATCGCAACGGCACGTGGTATCATGGAGGCATGGCAACTTGGTCCTATCCTTGGTGCTATCATGGCTGGTGTGGTTGCTGCTATGGGTGCAGTTCAGGTAGCTACCATCGCTGCTACTCCGATTCCTGCATATAAGGAGGGAACCAAGAACGGTGCTCATATTGGTGGGCTTGCAATTGTCGGTGATGGAGGTAAACAAGAAGTTGTCGTCTATGGTGGAAAACCGTGGATTACACCAGATACTCCTACTTTAGTAGATTTGCCTCGAGGTGCTGAAGTATACCCGGATGTTGATATGTTCAACTGGAATGATGTTGGAGGAAATATAACCCCTATGGCTTCTTCCGGTAACGCTCCTGTGATAGTGAATAATGACTATTCTGAATTAAAGAAAGAAATGCATGGCATTAGAAGTGATATTGGTAAAATAATGAAGCAGCAGCACAGGGATTATAACAATATGCAGTATCAGATATATAAGAGTAATAGACTATGATTGAGAATATAAGTGAAATATCGTTGAAGAACTTTATCGAACTGTTGTGCGGTAATTATTCCGTATTGTTGCAAGGTGAGGAGCTTCCATCGTCAGATCTCAAGAAAAAGGCATCGGACCTTATATACGACTATAGGAAAATAGTTAATCCATCTGGTGTAGAATCTTATTTGATGGACAGGGAAGAAGAGGTCAAAATAAAATCACGTCTGCTTGCATTGAGAATGTGCAAAGCATTATTGTCACTTGGAGAGGTCGGATTTGTCCTTGTCGCCATGAAAGATCTGGGTTATGGAAAGGTTACTACTGAAAAGGTTGAAAGTAAGATTGACAGGCATATAGCCGAGTGCCTATATATGCAAAAAAAACATAATGACAGATTGAAGAATAATCAAAATTCCAAACCTCAGAATATACGTGAATCGTACGATGCTGAGATTGCATTTATAATGACATATTATAAGATGAATATTGATGTAAATGTTGTATCTGCAGGTATTTACGCCAATATGGTCCGGCAGGCAGAACGTGAAATCAAACATAGAATGATGAAGCGCTGAATAATGTTATTTGCCCTGTAATATCAATACAGGGCATTTTTTTTGTGCCTTATCGAATTTTTGCAGCTTCCGTTAGTAAATGATTAAAATCACTAATCATTTATAATATGGAAAAGAGAAATTCTACATTTCTATTATCAGAAATAGAAAAAAAGTGTGACATTATTATTGATTTGCTTAATGATATTACAGCAAATCCAGACTTCCTTATCAGCCGTTTAAGAGATTGCACAGAAAGGCAAAAGAAATGTACTGAGAACAGACATGGAAAATTGTTAACCTTGAAAATTTCAGGCAACAATGGTGATGGGAATAAATGATATTGTTGCCGAAAATTACGGGTGGATATTGTCTCAGGCACGCAAGTATTGTACTAATCTGATGGATGCGGAAGACCTCGCAGGCGAGGTTGTTTACAAGATTCTTTCTAGTAAAGAAAGATATGATGCGGCCAAATCATTCAAAGCGTGGTGCAGTACAATTCTACTGAATACTTATATTACTATATACAACCACAATAATCTTGTCGGATTTGTTTCGGTAGATAAAGGACAATATGCGATATCGGGTTATAACACATCCAGTCAGGTATATGTCGATGAAGTGTATGCTGCATTGGACAGTTGTAGGAATAAATCATGTACAATTGATTGTGTTCGAAAATATTCTGAAGGATACAGCTACGATGAGATAAGCAGAATGTATTCCATACCTGTAGGTACTGTCAGAAGTCGTATTTCATTTGCTCGAAATATTCTTCGTAAAGAGTTGGAAATCAGATAAATGGTGAAGTTTCTGTTTGCAAAACTTGATATTATGGGCTATCTTTATAGTATAATAAAAAACTATAAGTCAAACCAATATAAAATTGCAATATGGAAACAAAAACTAATTTTCGTGCAAGAGTGATGAAATATGCGCATCAGATTCGTATATCAGGCAAAAAAACATGGAGTGAATCCCTGAAAATGGCATGGCAGGTATATTTTCTTTACAAGAGAATGCGTAAAGGAATGGTACAGTTTATATATCGTAAGGTTGACGGTTCTATTAGAGTCGCAACCGGTACAATGATGAATTATAACTCTACCAGCAGTAAAAGAATAACCAAGCCATCCTATAAGACTTTTGCCTATTATGATGTTGACAAGGGAGATATGAGATGCTTCAAAATTGAAAATCTTTTATTGGTTCTGTAATGTAATATAATTGAGGAATTTTGCCGGATATTAATTTGTGTTCTGCAAAATTCCTCTCAATTCATTGATTATGTTGTGATTGTGTTGTTGGCTTCATTTCAAGATTTTTTGATTAAATCCGTTAATAAAGTCTTTTAGATATATTTGCCTAAAAAGGAAATAGGGTATGTTAGGCAGATATTATCTACAATTAGGAGCAGAAACTGTTACTGTTGGGAGTGACGGGTGTATTGATGTGTCTGATATGCTTGCCAACATAAAGGACATTAAGATGTCGTACAGCCGTGTTGACTTGGGAGGAGTTGTGAGAAAGTGTGGAAGCACTCTCGAATTGACTGGTGAGGCAAGGGAAAAAATCATCAGTCTGTACGAGCAGAATTATTTATCCTCTTTGGCTTCGTTCGCTGTATTTTCAATAGAAAACGACTGGACATTTACAAAAATATTCGAGTGCCCTCTTGATTTCTCGAGCTTCAAATACGACTCATACAGGGCAGAAATTGGTTGTCTTGATAATTCTGCTGCTGCCGTTATCAAAGCCAACAAATCAACTAAGTATGACTATTCCGTAGAAGAGCTGTCTTCCAAGACATTGAAGTATGATGGTGTCAGCATACGTAATGAGGAAACACTTACTGTTACCGGCCAGCAGGGTGAAGGCAGCACATATCAAACCATAATGCTGGAAGAACTTGACTGGTGGCTTATTCCTCCTGTATATATCAGTTCCGAAAGTGAAAGTGAAAGCAACAGCTTTCTTGTACAGGACCAGAAAGAGGTTCATATAAAAGGGCAATGGGCAGATGTAAATGTTCCTGAAAATACTTGTACTTCCTCATGGTTCCTTGAATGTCTGTCTGATAACAGCCTCATCAATATAGTAATATCAGCCCGCACGTTCAGCGGATTCAGAAATTATTATACTTACTTGTACAAGATATCTTCTGATGGTAGCCTGATCCGGCTTGCAAGCGCATCAGATAATGCTACCGACAAGTGGGATTCCTTGAAATGGAGTGGAGTGCTTAAATCAGGTGAAAAGCTCCAGATTGCTATTCTTGATCCTCAGGGCTCACATAATCTGCAAGGCTATGAGATACGATTTGATTACATTAACGTAAGTCTTAGCTGGAACGACCGTGGGGAACCAGTTAATATCGATGTTGTGGAACCTGTAACATTCCTCCAGCGCCTGCTTGATTCAATGAACGGGAAGGAAGGACTGTATGCCGATATTAAGGATACCGTGAATGAAGCTGGAGTTGAAACTGATAATACAAGATTGAAACATTCCGTCCTTGTTGCTGCGGAAAGTATCCGCAACTTTCAGAGTGCTAAGATAACATCATCCTTCTCAGACTTCTGTGAGTGGATGGAATCTGTATTTGGCTATATCTATGTAATCGAGAACAGAGTTCTGTTCAGCGCTGAATATAATGACATAGAAAGTAATACTGTCGACTTTGGCGGTTTTGTCGATTACAAGAATATGGATGATGCCGAGGAAACTACGTTGTTGCCCTATTTCTCGAATACAGATGGTGTGTTCCTGAAGGCTACGGTTGTACCTGGAGTGCAGGAGCCAGCATGGAGAGCATCATTTGACGCTAATGAGGATTATCAGACTGAGGATATGGCTTTTTACAAAGTTCGCACTGACAGATACTATTGCAACAAGGGGAATAATATCCTGTATACAGCAACCCTTGAAATGAAGGAAATAGACGATGGAATAAGACGCTGGTTTGCCACTCTTAACGACTATATTCATGGTGAGGTATCTGATAGCGATTATAGCGGAATACTTCAGTTTGGCGGTATAGTCAATCTTGTAAGCAAGGATTCAGGTGTATATAATGGAAGCGTGTCAACAGGCAACATAATATATGTCCGTCGGGACAGACGGTTTTATTATTTATCTGAAGGATTGTATTATAGTGCATTTGCCGGATATTCTACCTATAATAAGAACAATGCAGCCAGACCTGAGTATATATACCAGTATGGGCAGAAAAGCTATATTGTAATAGGGCAATCCCTTGTGGAATGTACTGTAAAAAGCAGTGGAAGCAGCAATAAGGTTCCATTCGTTGTTTTCAAGCATCGCAATGAAGTGTTCGGTAGAGGTAATGTAAAGATTATCAGGTCTATTTCCGAGCCTGAGTATTCGGTTGCTTCTGACAGAATATATTCGTCTGTTCAGATAGGGTACAGTAAGCAGGACTATGACTTGGGAAATAACGGAAAGGATGAATTCAATTTTTCCGTGAATTATACGACAGGAATCTTAATCTCAGACAAGCAGCTCTCTTTGATTTCTCCATATAGGGCTGATTGTTACGGATTCGAGGAGCTTGTCGGCAAGAGAGGTGAGGAAACAAGTAGTTCAGATTCTGACGAGCAAATATTCGCCGTCATGTGTCACCTTGAGGATTCTGTATATATTATTGACAGGGAAATCTCCGTTGAAGGCTCTTATTCCGATACTGTATTCAATGCCGGATATGCTCCAATTTACATGGTAGAGGCAAATAAAAGGTATCTTGCATCGCTGACTGGAGAACTGAAATTCGCCTCAACGACCGGAAACTCTGATATCTCGCTGGACGGTAAGAAGGTTACCGAGAATATAAAGCTGGATTCTCCATTGCTGGGTCCTGGAAGTCTTACCTTTCAGACAGACAACTATCTATTTCCTGAAGAGTGGAACGAAACTCTTGTTCAGATAGAGTGGGACGGAAAGATGTATACTGGCTGCCTGGGTAATCTTGATTACAGTACGGCCTGTGAGAATGCCTATGAATATGAACTGATAGAAACAGATTGAATATGTATATAGTTAGCCCATTTACCCCGCTGTTTTTTTCGCCGTCTTCTGATGTGTCAGGTTGCAAAAGCCGCTATACGCAGGTCTTTGCGCGGACTGACCAGATTCTTGTTGAGGTGATAGCGCGGTCTGAATTACGTACTATTACTGGTAAAATTGTATCTGTATGTGATAACACTGAAAAGAATATCGAGTGGAATGTGTGGTCGATGAACGACAGCTATCAGCTGTATTATTACGTCATTACAGGATTGGAAGATGGGTACTATATTGTTAATATCAATAACTCTCAGTCTGAGCTGTTCAGGGTTACGTCAGATGAGTCTGTGTTAAAGAACACTACTCTTATACAGTATTCCAGTAAGGACAATAAGGATCGTCAGGATGTAATCTTCTGGATATCGGAACAGCAGATGTTCTTCGACTGGCGTGTACATGGCGGGTTCAAGGACAGTAACTGGAGTTTCGGCGTAGAGAACGAGCAGTTCACCAACTCTGAGAATGATCTTACAGAGATATATTCTCGTGAATATACAATGAAAACGTTCACTTTTGGAGGGAGTATCGGGTGCCCGATATGGTACGGTGAGCATCTTAACAGAATACTTAGCTGTACCTATGTATACTTCAATGGCAAGAGATATATCCGGTCCGAATCTAATGTACCTGAGATAAATCAGGTTATCGAGAATGTAAGGAGTTATGTCTTTAACCAGATTCTAAGAGAGGTTCAATTCGTAGATTATACTGAATCAGAGAATATACTGAAGATAAGACGGGTTCAGAATAACAATATGCGACAATATGATAATAGATTATTGATACTATGACGATGACGGATTTAGAAAAACAAGAAATAATTGACTCTGTCGTATCCCTCTTAAAGAAGGACAGCCTGACTATTGACCAACTTGCTAATACGGATGTCCTAGATTCAGAAGATATGATCGAGCTCAATAGAGGGAGAAAGGTGTCGCTTAATGCTCTCAGGGACTTTATTCGTGGGTATGGTATCTATCTTGAAATAATCGGTAAAAATGATGAGACTTTGCCTTCTGACAATAATGTATTCTCGGCCGTTCGTACTCTTTATGAAATATCGAAAAATACAGAGTATCTGAAAAAATTGTTTTTGAGAAAGGACCAGTCTGACGGCACTAACTTCTTATTGAAGTTCGGAGATTTCATCGACAGCATGATTGCCGGTAAAGGTGCCGGGATATTCCCAGATGGTCGCGGGCAGTTCGAGAGACTGGAGGTGCGTGGTGCACTTGTTGTAATGCGGCTTATCATAAATGAGATTCAGGCGATGGCAGGTGATTTCTCTTTCAGCGATGCAGGATGTATCGAAAAGGTGGAAGACCTGGGAGACGACACTTACAAATTGTGGATGGAGAAGCGTACAGAATATGATGTGACAAATTTTACTGAAAACGACATAATGTATTCCATCATTAATAATCTGCTGACTGGAGGCACGGATTATTACACAAGCTGGTTCCGCTGTCTGACAAAGAACGTCAACGACAACACGCTAACGGTAGTGCTCTATCCTGATTCAGAAGTGCCTGGAGGGAAAAACTATCCTCCGGTGGCCGGATACAACGTCACTCGACGTGGTAACTCTGTATTGCCAGACGAAGGAGAAGTGAACGAGCGTGCGCAGAGCTGGCTGCTCTCCAGCCGAGAAGGGCGCATCATGTTCCTCGCCAATGTCTACAAGCCTATATTGGAAGATTACAACTACGCCATCAGTATCGGTAAATTCCCTAATATTAAAGCTTTGGATAATCTTCCGGTCACTACAGAAGACGTGGGTGTGATGGCCAAGACTATCGTCTGCGAACGGCTATATCAATATGATTATAACGGTGATGTCATATCTAACAAGGTGGACCGCGGCGAATGGTCGCTCACAGTGGCGCAGTCAGAGCAGCCTTATCGCTTTATTCAACACGATAGACTTTATCCGGACGGACAGCACACGTTTACGGAACTTGAGCAGCACACCGTCTATCATTACGGATGCAAGTGGGGTTGCTTAATAGACAAGACGGAAGATGAACCTGTATGGAACTCCCCCTCGTGGTCTTTACTTGAAGGCGACAAGAATTATCATCTTGACTTCGAAAGTTCGAATGGATGGCAGTTCTTCATTCAGCAGGTCAATACAGACATTACAGCAGTAGTAAGTTATGGTAACAGAAATATAACTAACGTTCTCATGGCTACAGATGGAGTGGAGGTAGAATGGCTTCGTGACACAGGAAACATACCATCAGATAACAGTTGGAAACCTACATACGTTGACGGTCAGAAGCATGTCATACATCTATCCGTAGCCGATATGGGTAGTGGTTGGGGAAGTGAGTATCGGAAGATAAGTTTCATCTGTAGGGTATTTATACCTGTAGGAGAAAAATTTGAAACAGTGGAAAACAAAATTAACATCAAAATATAGATTATGAAAGAAGTCTTTGTAAGGTATTCGATTCATGAATGTATTGGGAAAGTGGCTAATGGAACTTTATCCAGAGAAATGCATATTTCCGATATAATTGATATAGAAGAAGATAAAGTAGACGATTTGCAATACATTAAAGATAAGCTATCAGAAATGTATGGTTTTTTTACAAATCAGATAGATATTAAATATATAAAATATGGGAATAGTAACTAAGCATAAAGATATATCGGTACATATAGATTCTATATCGTTTACAGCCGATATTGAGGTTTTAAGTGGAAACATTGCTCAGACTTACAACAATGATAGTAAGGAATATGAGTCTGACCGAAGCGTTGTTCCGTGTATATTAATGCCTTATGTAGTCGTGTCTGACCCCGAAGGGCAAATGAACGGGAAGCGTACAATTACAGGAGTAGAGTGGTATGAGGGTGTGCCTAAATCCGATGGTAGCAACCGAATATCAAATGATGACAATTATGTAATTTCTGACACAGATACTCCTACTTACTCTTTAAAGGTTAAAAAAAACGTAGAACCAAATTCTCCGTTACAAATTACAGCAGTATTTACAATAACTGACACTCGCAAGAATACAGAGATAAGATTTGAACGAAGCGTAAACCTTTATACAGCTTTATATGACATATCTAATTATGCTCTGTCTATTGACGCACCTAAATCCTGGACGATTGATCCGTTGCGTGAAGTTGCTGACAGCAATGGCAAATGGTTGCATACTATTACTGCACAACTGACTAGCGGACTTCAAAAAATAGCGGATGAAAATGCTGCATATTGGTGGCAGATAAATGAAAATAATAGTGGTTGGAGAGATATTACACAAGATGAACTTGATATATATATATCAGGTAAAGATTCAGAAGGTAATTGGACTAAAGCCTTAACTTTTGATGCGAGATTTATAAGAAATACAGCTTTTCGATGCTTGTCTAGATTCTATAATGGCGAAAGACCTACATCTTCCGATTCGACTTTATCAGCTGTGTCAGTAATTAATGTACAGATGCCAAAATCTCTTAATGTTCAGATACGTCAGTTAAGCGGCAGCAAGATTAATGCAACAATGACTACTTCTGTAAAGTTTGAGTGCGTGATAACGGATAATAAACAGATTATTGGTACGGATAAGGATAAATTTTTTACTATTATTTGGAAAGCCCATTCAGGAAAGTCTGGAGTAACAGACAAAGAGATAGGAAGGGGTAGAACAATAACTTTTATTCCTTCATCTTTGGGCTTTGATAAGAATTACGGAATAAGCATATACGCAGAAGTTAAATTATATGCAGTCACTGCATTGGTGTTGAGAAACGGTAAATTAATGTTAAAGAATAACAAGGCTGTAACAGCCGCAAAATATGAATAGGTTATGGGATATTTATTAGTTAGTCCAGATGTGTTAGACGCAAAGGGTATAAAGTATTACGAGCGAATACCCGATGGGCGTGGTATTGTGGATTTTACAATGATTAGAGTAATAGGTAGTGTGAAAAATGTGCAGATTGTTGGTTCAAAAAAAGAGCTTGACAAAATCATTTTAGAACAAAAAAGTTCAGGTTTATATGATACTCCAACTATCTTGCCAGAATTGGATAATGATACTCTAATTAATTTAGAAAAGGAGGTATAATATGGCAGGAAAAAAAGTAGAAGCAGGGTTTACCATTATCGGTTTAATGGATGGAACTACATTAAATGGTTTTTTACGTGTAGAAGGTAGTCCTTTGGTGCAGAGGTATAATAAAGGCACGAATGTTTTTGTTCCGGACTTTGGATCTGACGGATTCCCTGAAGCAAATCTGCCTGTTGCGGTTGTAATAATACGCGATACAGCAGATGGAGATGTTATGATACCAACGGCAGGAAGTATCGTATGGAAATACAATGGTGTTGAATTGGAATTTGGTGACGATGATTTATGTACAACCGATGGGCTTGAGGGCGTTTTCAAGAAAATTGACAGTCGTAGCACTATAATTAACGGACAGTCATATAATTTGCCGGCTCTACAAGTCCGTAAAAACCTTGTGCCGATATCGGGATATGATAATGATCGTTTATCAGTTAGCGGTGCAGTTGAAGTAAGTGGTAATTCGGTCGCTTTTTCTGAAATAAGCAAAGAAGTAATTATTCAGGAAACTACTGGAAACGCATATAGCATGTCTATCACAGATGATAAAGGCTTTTATCTTGTAACAGAAAATGATTCTCTTACAGCTAAATGTAATATTTATAAAGACGGAAATGAATTGTCTGACTATAATGGAATTACTTTTAAATGGGAGAAACTTCTTGGAAGTGGCAATGTTACTATGGGAACTTCACGTACTCAAGTGGTTGCAAACGCAGACGTTGATAACGTGCTTCTCTTGCGGTGCACTGCTACTATAAGTGGAGAAACAATATCTGAAACTGTTACTATTACTGACGTATCAGACCCTTATGAAGTCTATTTCGATATTACAGGAATTACAGGTAATGCAATTCGTGCAAATGAAACAGCGGTAATTGCACCTAAAGCTAGGAAACGCTCTGACATTAGTCAAGTCGCATCAGTGTCTTCCTGGTCTTGGAATATTAGAGATAATGCTGGAAACGCATTTACCTTGACAGGGAAAAAGTCTGCAACATTTAACGCTGCTACAGCTAGTATATCCTATGCAGACATTAAGCGTGCAGGTATGGGAATCAGTGGTAGTGTAAGCGCAACAATAGGATAAAGAATTATGATTGCATCAGGTAGTTTTTCTTTAATCGGAATGCAAGACACTATAGTATATGAATCTTGCTATAAAAGGACAGAACATAACGTGAAACCATCTACTCCTGTTTCAATAGGAGTAGAAATACCTGAAGGATGGAGTGCTACAATGCTTGATGTATCAGCATCATTTCCTTTTTTGTGGGAAAGTCAAAGGGCAAGAACAGAAATGTATTCGTCGAATGACATTTCTAATGCTGTTTTGGTGTATGCAGGTTATAGAATTAGCAATACGGGAAATAAAATTTCGGATGCGAATTACAAGTATAGCGATAATATAAAACTCTCTAAAGGTCAGGTTATAGAGGTAAATACAGCGGGAAGCTCTGTATCGGTTATTTCATTGTCTAATGGAAGCACGGCGAGTTTTACCCCTGTTAAAACTTTAAATAGCACCGTTCCACAAGTGTCTACCTACACAGCGGATGAAGATTGCAATGTCGTAGTTTGTGTTAAGACTACTTCTGCATACAGTGTTAAGATATACACTGCAAGTTACGGTGCATGGTCTACTCCAACCTTAAAAAACAGCTGGGGTAAACAAGGTGCAAAACTGCGAATGAGAACATGGGCAAAGGGTGTGGAGTATTTGCAAGGAGCAGATGGAGAAGAGTTTTATGATGTTGTTGTATATAATAATAAATTATATCTATGCACCAAAACTCATACCTCTGACTCTAACAACAACCCTTCAGCTTCTATATCAGGATATTTGGGTTTTTGGGAATCTGCTCAAGAATGGACTTTTATCGCAACAAAGTTACTATTAGCTGAGAAGATTAACGCAGAACAGATTAATGCAGATGGAATTAAAGCTAAAAATGTAGATATCGAAGGAAATATTAATGCAACATCCGGAATTTTTAAAGGAGAGATAAATGTAGGAAACGGAGCTAACGTTATCTTATCGGATGGTAGCGCATCATTAGCTAGAGGTTATCTATCATGGACAGCACAAGGAGAAGTAACATTTGGAAAAAGTGTTAGGTTTGAGGGATTTATCCAACATGCATTTATTCCTCCTGTAATTGTCGAACTAAATGGCTTGTGTAATTTCTATTTAAGATTATCTGATATTGGTAACTTAGTAACAATACCGACAATACATGAAGGCGATTCTTTTATTTTACCGCGAGGTGAACAGTGGAATGGTACTTTACTTTATGTATGGAATTTCTCTAACAAATATAGACTGATTGTTGCGAATTCTTATATTCCAGCTAACGGGGTTGGAGTGTTTTTTGGAGCCGCTTTAGTACAATCAAATCCACAAACAACAATATGGTCGAAAGTGGCAATTGCCGATGCACCATCTATGTTGGGAGTGACTTATGAAGATTATTTAGGTTAAATGTTTAATTTTTTATAATATGGAAACAATAGATTTTAATGAAGTAATAAGAGATCCGGAAACTATATCAGTTGTGAGAGAACTATTACCTGTAACAGAATATAATAAAAATGGAATAGTATCAAGTAAATTATCCGTTTATTTGCCGAATTATACTGTTAATAATAATACAGAAAAAGAGAAGTACATAAAAATATTGAGGTTGACATCAGGTACAGTTTGTTTATACTTATCCATTTATTCAACACGAGTCGATTCAAATTTTTCTCATGTGGAAGTTGAAATATATAGACATAGCACATCTGATTCTATAATAAAGGGGGCATACCAAGTTTTGTCTAAGTATTCAGAAACATATACGCCAAAATTTTATATAGACAAACAAAATAATGACTTGTATATGTCTTTAAAAGAATATATGTCGTCAACAATTTTTATTAGGGCTATGGAAGGAGCTGTATCTGGTATATTATTTGATTGCGCGACTGAAACAGAAACGATAGATGGTTTTACTTTATTGACGAGTAAATTCCAATGATTTAATAAATTACGTAAAGGCATTGAGTATGTTATGCCTTTACGTAAAGGATTTTTTGGAGAAATAACTTATTCTATTGAATCTATAATTGTATATCCAATATCTGTTTTAGAATCTCCGTAAAGTTTTATCTTAAATTCTCTGAGAGCAACACCTTCGCACTTAAAAAAAAGAGAAGTATCACCACTTTTTACAACTGGAATGATTTTAGCAAGAGGATTAGTAATATTAGTTACATTTATCGAAGCTGGATCACCATCTACTTTTATTGCTATAACACCAATCCCCCCAACATCACCTGTACTAGTATAATATACAATACCATTGAGGAACCCTGTAATTTTAAGATAAAACACGCCATCAGAGATTGCTCTATGGCTTATATTTGTTGGATAACCTGGAAGCAGTCCTCTCACTAGGAAAATCCTTTACTTTTTTGTAATAATATTCCACCGTGAGA